GCCTGGCGCGTCGTCATGCCGCCGGCGAGCGCCTGCTTCGTCGTGATGACGGGCATGTACATCGCGGCGGAGAGGTCGCCTCCGTCTTCGAGCACGCCGACGAACGCGGAGGGGTCCGCGAACGCGCGGGGGAACTCGTACTCGGCGCGGCCGGCGAGGGTCTGGGCGCTGTAGCCGACGGCGGCGCTGGTCGCGTCCTCCTGGACCTCGCTCACGCTGCTGGTGAGGCGGGGGAGCTGCTCGCGCCAGGAGGTGGAGAGGTGGGCGGGGTCGATCTGCACCCAGGCCCTGCGGCCGCGGCGGATCGCGCGCAGCTGCAGGTCCTGCATGAGCCGGTAGTGGCTGGTGGCCGAGCGGGGGACGTTCTGCTCGGCGGCCATCAGACCTCCCCGGCGGTGTCCTCACGCGTCATCCGGGTGATGAACGGGTCGGCGAGGTTCTCGCGGTCCCAGCGCTCCATGTGGCGGCGTTCCTCCTGGGAGTAGCCGAGGTCCTTGCGGGCCTGCTGCGGCGGGATGATGCCCTGGGAGACGAGCTTCATCGCGTAGTCGCTGAGCTGGCCCTCGCTGGCCGTGGCCACGGGGCGGAACTGGGTCTCGATGCGCCGCATCTCGGGAGCGAACTGCCCGAGGATGCGGAGGTTGTTGCGCTGCACCTCGGCGTGGGCGCCGCCGAGCACGGTGACCTTCCGTTCGGCGCGCTTGTTCTTTGTGATCTCCGCGGCCTTCAGCGCCTCGGCCGAGGCCGGGTTGTCGCCGCCGAACGCGGTCACGTAGGACGGGAGCGATGCGATGATCGACGCGATCTGGAACAGCAGCTTCACCGAGGAGTGGAAGTTCGTGAGGTCCGCCTCGGGGAACTGCCCCACCTGTACGTCGGGGCCCGCGATCTCGGACGCCCAGATGCCCCCGGCGAGCTTCTTCCAGTCGCTGATCGGGTTGCCGTTCTCGTCCTCGAAGTCCTCCTTCTTGAGGCCGAAGGCGTAGCGGCGCGGCATCGCGTGGAACTCGCCGGAGATCATCATGTCCGTGGCCATCTTGTTGATCGCGTCGGCGATCCCGATGATGTCCTCGAACTCGGAGCGGCCGTAGGGCTCGAGCAGCCGCATCTGGTTCGTGAACGGGACGATCAGGGGCGAGCCGTAGCCGTGGTTGAAGCGCGAGTCTTCGAGCCAGCCGTCGCCGGTCTTGCGGAACGTGATGCGGGCGTCGGGCAGGTAGAGGTTCCCCCACTCGACCTTCTCGTCGTCGTCCCCCTCGGTCCAGCGTTTGATGCCGTCGCTGATCTTGCGGGTGCGGGGGTTACGGCGGGCGTAGGCCTGGAAGGGGGACTCGGCGGTGACGATGGGGAGGTCGTCCTTGGAGTCGCCGGGGCCGGAGATCATGTACGCGTCGCCGAGGCCGATCGACTCCGTGTGCAGCATCGGAGCCTGCTCGTCGAGGTCGTTCTCCTTCCAGATGTCCCACATCAGCGCGTCGATCTTCTCGTTCGGCCCGCCGTTGCCCGTGGAGGGGGCGCGGAAGCCGGTCACGTCCAGCACGTTCTCGTACTGCTCGGTGACGATCTTCGGCCAGTTGATCACCAGCTGGGTGACGCGGCCGCCGAACTCCTCCTCGAGCGCCGGCGCCATGTACTTCAGCGGCTGCATGCCCTTGAGGTACAGGTCCAGGTGCGTGAGGGGCTCCTGGCGGGCGAGCCGGATCCGCTCCAGCGTCTCGAACGTCTCGAGCTCCGTGGCCACGAGCACCCCCTTCCTGGCGGTCACCGCCGGGAGCCGACGACGACCTTCCTGTGCGTGTTCTGCGTGGCCGTGCGGATCCATCCGTCCAGGCCGGTCACCGCGGCCTGGATGCCGTCGATGCGGGTCAGCGCCTGCTGGCGGTTCGGCTTCACGGGCCGGATGTTGTCGGTCTCGTCGCGCTTCACCTCGACGACCGACGCCATCCAGCGGGTCACCGGGTCGTCGGGAAAGCGGACCGTCTGCGAGCCGAGCAGCCGCTCGAACTCCTTCGCCGGCGCGGACAGGCCGAGAAAGCCCTGGCCGACGGGGTTCACCTCGACGCCGCGGAGCTCCTGGTCGATCTCCTGCACGATCTGGCCCGCGAACATGCGGTCGTAGGAGATGCGCCGCATGTCGAAGTGGCGGGCGTCGCCGATGATCTGCGACTTGATCGTCGAGTAGTCGATGACGTCGCCGTCGGTCGCGACGACGTGGCCGTCGTCGATCCACTGCTGCAGCGGGACGAGCATCTGCTTCTCGAGGTCCTCGACCCGCTCGCCCGGCACCCAGTACCGCACCAGCAGGTCCAGCTCGAAGCCCGGCCGGTTCGACTCGACCCACACGGCCCAGGCCGAGAAGTCGGAGACGGCCGACAGGTCCAGGCCGCCCCAGGCGCGCCGGCCGCGCAGCTTGGCGCGGTCGATCGGTGCGCGGAGCTCGTCGAACTTGTCGATGTCCAGCCAGCGGCTCTGCGCCCGCTTGCGCAGGTTCAGCGAGAGCCGCAGGTAGGTCGGGAGGTACGTCGGCGAGGACTTCGCCTTCGTCGCCTCGTCCTCGAGGTAGCGCTTCGTCGGCGACTTCCCGTAGCCCGGGTTCGCCTTCCGCTGCGTCTCCTCGGCGAACGGGTCATCGGACGGCTCGGCCGCCCAGATCACGCCGTAGTGCGAGGGGTTCGAGAGGATCCCCAGCGCCAGGTTCCGGGTCAGGCGGTGCTTCTCGTCGTAGACCGTCCCCTCCTCGGCCTCGTCGGCCGTGGTGATGAAGACGATCAGCGGCTGATCCCGCGCACCGACACCGGTCTCGATCGCCTCGACCAGCGCGCGCCGCAGCCGCAGCGTGTGCACTTCGTCGATGATCGCGCCCGAGACGTTCAGGCCGTGCGCAGTCTCCGCGACGCGGGAGAGGACGCGGAGGATGCTGCCCGTGCGCGGCACGCGCACGACGTCCTTCAGCGGCTCCACACGGCGCCGAGCGGCCTTCGACGTCGACAGCATCCGCTTCGCGTCCTCGAAGACCCGGCCCGCCTGCAGCGTGCTGCCGGCGGCGTTGTAGACCTCGGCGCCCGGCTCGCGATCAGCGAGCAGCAGCACCCCGGAGATCGCCGAGGAGATCGTCGACTTCCCGTTCTTGCGCGGCACCTCGACCCAGGCAGAGCGGATCACGCGCACCACGCGGTCGATCTCCGCGTCGTGGAAGACCCAGCCGAAGATCGGCGCGATCACCCAGACGACCTGCCACGGGTCCAGGCCCTCGCCCAGACGCATCCGCACGCCCGCCCAGCGGCCCTTCGTGTGCCGGAACGCGCCGAGCGCCTGCAGAGCCCGGCGAGCGCGCGGCACGTCGTACCAGGCGCCCGGGTGGTCCTTCGCCTGGCAGGCGAGGACGAGGGGCCGGCGGTCGAGGGCGTCGACGATCTGCTCGTGCGTGAGGCCGAGCTCGATCAGCGCGTCGTACGGTACGGGGAGAGCGTCGTAGTCCGCGGTCGGCACGGCCGGTCACCTCCCGTCGGGTCGCGCGCAGCGCCCTCTCGGGGGTCGTGGCGGGCAGATCAGTCGAAGATGTCGTCCTCGTCCTCGTCGTCGTCCCCCGGGCCGGCGGGGAGGCCGGTGCGGGCGCTGGGGGAGAGGCCGAGCTCGCGGATGTACGTCTTCAGCTGCACGCGGTACTGGCCGGCGACGGTCGTCAGCGGGTTCTTCGCGGCGCCGCGCTGGCCCATCACGATCAGGCCGACGCGGGCGAGCTCGTGCTCGCACCACTCGAGGCGGGCGACGCACACGCACAGGTCCACGACGATGGACCAGTCCGGGTCGGAGAGGCCGATGGAGTTGCGGAGGATCGGGACGACGCGCCGCCACTCCTCCGAGGCCCGCTTGCGCACGAAGCGGGTGCCGTTGATCGCCTGGCGGCGGAGCTCGTACGCCTCGAGCTGCTTGTCGTAGCGGTACTGCCGCTGGGTGAAGTGCTCGATCGACTCGTCCTGCTCCCGCTCCGGCTCCTTCGGCCGCCGCGGCGCCTTCGCCTCCGGAAACTCCCGCGCCCAGTTCGGCTCGGGGAAGTCCGACGGCGGGAGCTTCACGCCCTCCTCGACGGGCCGGTGGCTCGGGTTGCCCTCGCGGAGCACGGCGAGCGCCGGGCGCGCAGCGGGGCCGGCCATCGAGCACCTCCTCGGCGTGATCAGGCGCGTCCAGGGGACCCCCTGATCAGAACTGTCCAACCTGCGGGGGCACGAGTTCTCCTCCCCGGCGGTCCCGGAGGGGGCGGGGGGAGGGGGTCCCCCCACCCATCACCGCAGGTCAGGGGCTCGCGGCTCGCGGCGCGCGAGCGACGGCGCGCGCGGCGCGGCGAACGAACCCGCAGGTCAACGCTTCGCCGCCTCGATGGTCCTCGACCCGAGCGCGAGCGGACCCGCAGGTCAGAGGGTCGAGACGAGCCAGTCGACGCGCGACGCGCCCAGCAAACCCGCAGGTCAGAGCGTCGGGCGAGCGGCGCGAGCGAGCCGTGAAGCGAGCGCATCGCCGCAGGTGACGCGCCCGAGGTCGGGACCGGAGCCGGTCCCTCGCGGGTCCGGCACGTGCGGGTCACCGGGCGTTGCCCCGCCACCTCACCGCACGCCCAGCAGCACGGAGGTTGCACAGGCGATGCGCCGGCCCGAGATACCCGGACCGGTCGTCCGTGTGGTCGGGTGACCAGGGTGTGCCCGGCACGATGGTCTCCCCGCACCGCACGCACCGCGCCGTGCCCGACGCGACGATGGGCGCCCATCGCTCACGCTCCCGGTCGTGCTCGCGGCCGTAGCCGCGCTGCTGCCTCGTGCCGCGCACCCGCTCATGCCGGGAGGCGTGCTCCGTGCAGTACCTCTCGCCGACCCCGATGGTGTCGGGGCATCCCGGCACAGGGCACGGCCGGCGCGGTGCGCGAGGCATGGCCACCTCCCACGATCAGCACGCCGACGGGCCACCCCAGTGGAGTGGGCTGCGGGTGACCCGCCGGCCGTGCAGGACGCTCTTGGCGAGGGGGAGCCGAGGCGGAGCGCCTACGCACCCGGCAGCCGAGGCGGGTGATCACACGGTCACCACCACCTCGGTCAAGGGCCTGCACCTCACACCCCGGACATGCGAGAACCCCGGGAGCCGCGGGGGCTCGACCGGGGTTCTCGACCTGGATCAGGGCATGCTGAACACGCGCTCGCAGGTTACTACACGCCCACGCCCCGTGCACTCACCCCCTCAGCATCTCGGCGTGTCCGCACATGCCCGCGCACCCGATGGAACTCCGCGAGCTCGTCGGCGCCGTACCGGCCCCGCTCATCAGGCAGCGCGAAGAACACCGGCTCGACCCGCACCGGTACGCCCGCCTCACGGGACTCCCGCTTCGAGTCCTCCCGAGCCCGCACCTTCGCCCTCGAGCGATGCGCCTTGATCCGATCCGAGATCCCCGGCCAGAAGTGATCCGCCTCCGCCGGCGTCATCCGGTACGAGCCCGG